TAAATTTAGACTTATTGATCACATTACTAATGAACATATAGAGTATTATTCTAAAAATGGAATACTTGATTTTCTTAAAGATTCAATTAATAAGCCTATTCACAAAACTCCTCTTTATATCTTAATTAAAGAAGATGGAATTGAATGTGAAGTTGCTATGCAATGGGCGGCCGACCGTCATGAACATTGGTTCGTGTTTACTAATGGACTCGGAAATCCCGAAGGTGGTACTTCACTTACTGGTGTTAAAACCGCAATAACCAACTTTTTTAAGAAAAAATTTAAAGGTGAATTTAGCGCAGATATTGCACGTTCGGGACTTTTTTACGTAGTAAATTGTAAAGTTCCAAATCCTTCGTTTGCTAATCAGACAAAAACAAAAGTTAATAATCCCGAACTTCGAGGCTTGGCACAACGTGCAACAGGGCAAATGTTAGATGATTTTAGTCGAAGACATGCAAACGAATTTGATTCAATTCTTGAGTTACTTACTAAAGAACTGAAAGCTGAACGGGCCGCAGAGAGGGCGCGCAAGCAAGTCCTTGAAGCATCGAAGGAAATTGAGAAAAATCAGAAGAAAAAAGTTTTCGCTTCAGATAAACTGAAAGATGCAGAGTTTCTTGGACAAGGCTCAACACTTCTTCTTGTTGAGGGCTTATCTGCGGCATCTTCAATTGCAATGGCACGAGATGAAAAGAAATATGGAATACTTGCTCTTCGTGGTAAAATGATTAATTGTTTCTCAAATCCTGAGGAAAAAATTTATCAAAACGAAGAAGTTAAATTATTCCTTAGTGCTATGAATATAGTGCCAGGAAAATATGATGCGAAAAAATTGCGCTATGGACGAGTTGGTATATGTACTGATGCCGACGCCGATGGCTACTCAATAGGACTATTGATAATGTGTGCCATCTATACATTCGCGCCGCAGTTCATTGAAGAAGGTCGTCTTTATTGGCTTCGTTCTCCACTCTATGTAGTGAAGAAAGGTAAAGAAGAAAAATATTACTTTACAGATGAAGAGTTTAATAAAGCTAAGCCTAAAGGTGAAGTAAACCGCGCCAAAGGGTTAGGGGCTTTATCCGCTGAGCAGGCGCGGCGCTCCATGTTTACTGAGGAATATCAGAGGATGGATCAGTTGATACCAGACGAAGATTCACTTTATCTACTTTCACAGTTAATGGGTAAAGATAGCGAACCAAAACGAAACTTTGTATTTAAAAATGTAGATTTTTCGGAAATAAGGGAATAAAATTTTACTTTTTTAAAAAATTGTGGTATTATATAAATATAAAGAAAAGAAAGGAGAATTAGAAGTGAATATTGTAATAGTAAAATTTGAAGGAACTCCAAATAAAGAATATCATTTTAACACTGCCCTTGAACTAATTAAAGGTGGAATTTATGAAATTGTAGCTGATAACCGAACAACTTATGATAACAAAGTTAAAGTAGTTGAAATTTGTCGTTCTCATAAGTCAAAAAAACTCAGAACAATTACTGAAGCGAAATTAATTCAGGCGCCTCCTAAACCTGAAAAACTATATGAAAAAATTATCGTTAATACTTCAAAACAAATTATTTGCGTTATTTGGAAGGATGGTACTAAAACGATTATGCGGCCACAGCCGGAAGATGAGTTTGACGTAGAAAAAGGTATCGCTTTATGTTTTATGAAAAGAATATATGATAATCGAGGATGTTTTAATGATGCATTCAAAGATTTTGAGGTAGTATAATGTCTAATCTAACCCAAACAATTAATGATAGTTTTATACAATTTAGTGGCGCGGTTCTTCAGAGTCGCGCCCTTATGGACGTAAGAGATTGTATTAAGCCGTCTGCGCGCCAAGTGTTTTATTGCATGTATACAGATAAATTCGTGCATTCTAAACCCTTTCAAAAAACCTTAAAAGCAATTGGTAGTGCTTTCCGCATTTACATCCATGGAGACTCCTCCGTAGAAGGAATTATAATGCGCGCTGGTCAGCCCTTTGCCTATCGTTACCCATTGGTAGAAGTAGAAGGTTCATATGGAACACTTATTGAATCGGGAAGCTGGTCTGCACCAAGATATACGGCGGCAAGATTGTCTCCTTTAGCAGAATATCTGTTTAAAGACCTCGATAAAGATACAATTGAAGAATGGAGAGATAATTACGATGATACTGAGAAGTATCCCGCTGTTCTTCCCTCTAAAGGATTTTACAATCTTGTTAATGGAGGTTTTGGATTAGGAGTCGGTGCGGCCTCATCAATTCCACAATATAATTTGAAAGAACTCAACAAGGCACTAGAAACTTTGCTTCTTAATCCGGATTGTTCTTTTGAAGAAATATATTGTGTTCCAGACTTCTCAACTGGAGCGATTCTGCTTAATGCCGATGAGGTTAAAGAAAGCCATAAAAAGGGAACGGGTTTTGCCTGCAAATTGCGCGCAGTTGTAGAATACGATAAAAAGGAAAAAGTTTTTACAGTTACACAGCTTCCTTTCATGCTTTATACCAATACTGTTTGTAAGGAATTGGAAGAAATTATTAACGGAGAAAATAATCCAGGCATTGAAAGGTTTAATGACCTTACTGGTGAAAACGTAAATCTAAAGATTTATCTTTCTAAGAAAGCTAATCCCGATAAGGTCTTACGTTTTCTCTATAAAAATACTTCGCTCCAAACTCACTATGGAGTGAACTTTACAATGCTTGAAAATGGACGTTTCCCTCGTGTGTATGGATGGAAAGAGCTTCTCCAATCACACATTAACCATGAAAAGGAAGTTTATTTACGTGGTTATCAGTATGATATAAAAAAGATAGAGGCGCGGCTTCACATAATTGATGCTTTGCTTAAAGTGATTGCTTCAATTGATGAGGTAATTCATACAATTAAAACTTCAGAGTCTACGTCGGTGGCGCGCGAGCGTCTTATGACACAATACGAACTTGATGAGATACAGGCTAAAGCGGTTCTTGAAATTAAACTTTCCCGCCTTGCTCATCTTGAAGTTGAAAAATTAAAAAACGAGAAGTCAAAACTTGAAAAAGAAAGAAATTCCATATATAATATAATTAATAATGAAGAGTTGTTTAACAATGAATTGATTAAGGGTTGGCGAGAAGTTGCAGAAAAATTTGGAGATGAGCGTAGAACTAAAGTTCTCAATATCTCAAAGGAAGATGAAGAACCGCAAGAAACTCACGAACTACTAATCAATTTATCAAATCAAAACAATTTATACATTACAACCGTTTCTACGCTCTATACGCAAAAGCGTGGAGGAGTTGGTAATAAATTCAAAATGAGTAAAGGTGAATATGTAATTGCCACAGCATCAGGAACTAATCTTGATACAGTTCTTTTGTTTTCAAATAAAGGAAACTGTTATAATATTACAGTTCACAATTTACCTTTTGAAGAAGTTATTCCAATTGAATCATTAGTAGAATTGAAGCAAGATGAAGAAATTAAAGAGATTGTTTTCTTAAATAAAAAGAAACAAAAAGAGCATATAGTCTTCTTTACTAAAAATGGAATAATGAAGAAATCCAAACTCTCCGAATATAACGTAAAACGTAAAGGCGGAGTTAAAGCAATTAACTTAGATTCTAATGATGAAATTGTTTCAATTTTATTTCTCAATGAAGAACGAGTTGGTATGTTGACTGCGCGCGGTCAGTTTGTAATGTGTGAAACAAAAGGGGTTCGTCCAATTGGTCGAGCTGCGAGAGGAGTAAAAGGTATAACTCTTAATGAAGGTGACTATTTGGTTTCAGCTAAAACTATTTCATCTAATACAAAAGAAATTTTAACAATTAGTAAAAACGGTTTTACCAAACGCACCTCTATTAAAGAATTTGTAGTTACTGGAAGAGCGACAAAAGGAAGTAAAATTCATTCTCTCAATAAAGATGATGAATTAGTTTGTTTTGAAGTTTTGGATAATCAAAAAGAAGTAATAGTTGTTGCATCAAATGCGCAAATCAAAATTAAGTTAAATGAAATTCCTTCTCTTTCAAGAGGAGCATTAGGAACTAAATCTATTAAACTTCAAAACGGAAAGGTAATTGGACTTTTGACTTTTTAAAATTTCAAAGGTTTGAAAATTTGAGTTTTATAAAAAAATAGTATATAATAATTATAGAAAGTTAAGAAAGAACTTTCTGATAATATTTTAGTTGATTAATTATAAGGAGAAAAAAAGAAATGATTGAAGCTAAGAAACTGACAGAAAAATCTTATGAAGTATTTGAGTATGTTAAGAATGCGGGTGGAAAGGTATCTCTTCCTGAGCTGGCTAAAGCTCTTGGTAGAAACGAACGTTCTATTGGGGCTAACCTGACCGATCTTAAGAAGAAAGGTTTTGGTGAAAGAGAAAAGGTAGAAGTTGAAGGTGAGGAAAAAGCTGTTACTTATTTCGTTCTGAATAACGATGGTATGGCTTGGGCGCCTTCCGCGGACGAAGAGTAGTAGAGTAAATATGGGAGGGGATATTCCCCTCCGTTCTATTATTCTTACTTAATCAAAATTAAAACAGATTAAAACAAATTAAAAGAGGTAAAATTAAATGTTAAGACAGGCAGAAAATCGTTGTAAAATTGAAGGTGTATTAAGTGAGATTGATCTTAATCCAAGAACCTTTATGAAGAATGGAAGAGAAGTAGAGGCTATTGGAGGCTCTATTACTGTTAAGGTAAATCAAAAGATTAGTGGTGTAGAAAAAGAGCTGATGATTCCAGTATATATGTTTGCGTCAAAACTTACAAACGCGGGCAAGCCGAATCCAGCTTATGAATCTATTAAAACTGTAATGGATAGTTTTAATTCGATTGCATCTACTGGGGATGAGGATAAGGCTGATAGAATCAGAATTACAAGTGGTAATATTCGTATGAATGAGTATTACGCGGCCGATGGTCACCTGGTTTCGTTCCCAAGAATCCACGCATCTTTTGTAAACAAGATTGGCAAGACTGAGTGTAAGCCAGAGGCAACTTTTGTTCTTCAGTTTGCAGTAGCAAATGCAAATGATGAAGTAAAAAATGACGAGCCGACTGGTCGTTATAAGATTAGTGCGCTCGTACCTCAGTATGGCGGGCAGGTTGATGTGATGCCGCTGTATGCGGAAGCTGAAGGTGTAATCAGTGCAGTATCTACTTATTGGGGTATTGGTGATACAGTAAAGGCAAACGGTAGACTTGATTTCAGTTCTACAACTGAAGTGGTTTATGAGGAAGTAGATTTTGGTGAGCCAATTGAAAAAGTAAGAACTATCAATAAGAGTGACCTTATTATTACTGGTGGTTCTCAAGAACCGTTTGAAGGTGAATTTGCTTTTGCAAAGGCTGACCTCGATGAGGCTCTTGCTGAAAGAAAGGCTAGACTCGAAGCTAGAAAAGACAGAGATCAGTCTAAGATGTCTACAAGAAAGGCACCGCCACAGCATTCCAATACGGGATTTGCTGACCTTGGATTTTAATTAGGAGGTTACTATGGCAACAATTGATATTCTCAATTTAAAGCCAACTGTAATCTCTAGAGATTTAAAAGGGAAATATATACTTATCTATGGTAAGCCAAAGTGTGGTAAAACCACTTTGGCTTCGAAATTTCCCAAAAATTTGTTAATAGCTTTTGAAAAGGGCTATAATGCTATTAATGATATTTATGCTCAAGACATTAATAGTTGGTCAGAATTTAAACAAGTATTAAAACAGTTAAAACGTCCAGAAGCTCAAGAACTCTTCCACACAATTACAATTGATACTACAACTATTGCATATGAAATGTGCGAACAGTACATTTGTCAACAGAATGGTGTACAATCTATAAGTGATATTCCTTGGGGCGGCGGTTATTCCGCTACAAAGAAAGAGTTTGAAAAATGTCTACGTGAAATTACTATGCTCGGTTATGGACTTGTTTTAATTTCTCATATTGAAGTTAGAAAAGAAAAAACCGCAGATGATAGTGAAATTGAAATTCTTGCGCCTAGTATGCCAAAAAGATGCTATGAAATTGTTAATCAAATTGTAGATATTATTGGTTATATTGCAACCGAATGGAATGATACTGGAGATAGCGAACGGTGGTTATATACAAGACAAACTCCAACCGTTATGGCAGGAAGTCGCTTTCCATATCTCGCTCCCAAGATTAAATTGGGATATGATGAATTAGTGGCCGCAATTAACGATGCAATTGATAAACAACAAGAATTGGATGGTGCGATTGTTGTAGATAAAATTGAACCAGTAGTCAAAGAAGAACTTGACTTCGATAAGATTAGAGAGGAAGCTTCTACCATTTGGGGAAATCTTGTAAGTCAAGACCCAGCAAATGCAGAAAGAATCCTCAAGAAAGTGGAAATGATTTTTGGACGAAAAATTAAGTTATCAGAAATTACCGAAGATCAAAAAGAACTTTTCAATCTGGTTTTACTAGATATGAGAGACATGATTAAATAACTCCCTTTAAAACGCACTTTGAAAGAAGTGCGTTTTTAAATTTGACTTTTTATGGAAATTGTGTTATAATAAAAAGAGAAAAAGGAAAAAAGGAGTTTGAAATGCCTAAATGTAGAATCTGTAAAATTGAAATAGATAAAGAAAAAGATGATTGGATAATGCCCAAAAACAAATGGTATTACCATAGAGAGTGCTATGAAAACTGGAAAAAA